CCGTCGTACCGTTGAGAAATGCATCTTGCAATGCTTTCTGCCCCTCGGTATCCACGGGTACTTCGTAGTCGCCCTCGCTCGATGCCGACCACTCTTTGAGTCCCGTGATATAGTTCTTCCAATCGTCGCCGAGTGCAGTTGTTTCCAAAGTATCAAGCGAAAGTTCGAGCGACCAATTCTTGATGCCTACCACTTTCTTGCTTGCAGATGCTCCGACGACTACTTTGCCGTTCTTTCCTGCTACCGCCATATTTGCCTCCTATTTTTCGTTAAAATGAAATTCAAATTCGATGCTCGACATATACTCGTTCATATCGAATTTAAGTGCCGTATTCCCGTTATACTCATAGTCCGATTTGATGAATACGGCTTGTATATTTAGCCCGCACATATCTCCGCTATAATCTTGAAATACACACTTGACTTTACGGGATAGTTCCCGTGCTTTTTTGTATGTCGTATCGTGGCATACAAACTGCATCGTTTGCCGTACAAAGCCCGTATCCCCTTGCAAAGCCGAGTCATAATTCGCCAATACAGGAGTGTAAACAATAGCGGGCAACGGTGCGTCTTCGGGCAATACTATGGGATATATACGGCCGCATACATATCGGGAGATACTCGAATCCGAACACAACTTCTCATACACGGCTTGGCATATATCTTTCATATTTTCCTCCCTACCGCTCTCGATATCTCCGACACGATTGCGGCATTGATTTGATTTTGGTTATCGTCCACGGCATTCCGCAAAAACGGATTTGCAGGTCTGCCCCTTGCTCCGAGTTCGACGTGCGTTCCGTATTTGAGCGACTTGTCATAATCAACTTGCACGGTCGCTTTCGTTGCCGTTGCCTTGCCTTCGGTCAGATGCAGACTTTGCTTTAATGCTCCCGTATCCACGGGGCAATTCCGCTTGGCGTCTTCAAGTGCGATTTTACCGCCCGCCTTTGCTCCCGCCATCATCACGCTTGCCGCCGCATCCTCCATTGCTTTTAGGTCTTTGACAAGCGCACTCGCCCCCTCGACCGTTGTTTTGACTTTCCTTTGCTTTGCACTGTAACCCATCGCTTACCAACTCCTTCGCATTCAGTATCGTGGCGGTATGGGCAGTTTCATTGTCGAGTTCGCCTACGATCTCGTACAACTTATTCCCATATCGGATACGGTGCAAGACCGTCAGCCAATGACAGTACCGCATGGTGATTCGCACCACTTTCTCGGCTGTCACTTGCTGTGCGAACATCTGCTCCGTTCCGCTTACGGGGACAATTGCCGCCCATACCTTTGCCACGCTTTTCCACTTGCCCGTTTCTCCGCCGTATTCATCTCGGTCTTTGAAAAACTGCAAAATTTCCACCCGGCGGTTAAGTCTGCCAATATCCATCAGAACGCCTCCCGTCTATACGCAAACAGCATTCGGCGGACAAGATCGAGCGTTTCCTTGATGTCCACGCCCGACTTGTCTTTCGCCACTTGCCGTTCTTCATATAAGGTTGCCGTAACAATGAGCATTGCCTGATGCACGGGTTCGGGGATTTCCTCGAACTCCGAGAGCTGCCGTCGCAACACTTCTTCGGTCAAGCCTTTCGCCGTAATGATGAGCGAGGAAATGAGCGCATCTTCGTCATCCCCGTCCAAGCGGAGAAAGTCTTTTGTTTCCTGTAACGTCAACACGCTCGATCACCCCCTTTTGTTTTACGAACTTCTCTTTGCGAGAGTAACGAACGGCGACACGCTCGAACTGCCCTTGTAAGGAGTGAGCGGTTTGTTCCAGATAGGTTTGCCGTCCACACGATAGATAAAGCGGAACACCGACTCATCGTACAAAAAGCGGACGTGGATGGAACTTGCCGCCTTGACTCCGCCCTTATCAATGAGCAAGTATTGCCCGATTCGCCTGCGGCACTGCACTGCTCCAAAGGAATAACGGGACGACCGAACAGCGTTCCGTAGGGTTTTTCCGAAAGTCCGCCCGCCGGGATGTACACGGGTTTATCTCCGAGTTTCAAAGTGTAAAGGTACGGCTCAAGTTCCTGATTGATGTACCATACAGCATTCGCTCTCGACCTTGCCCACAGGCGATTCCACATCTTGATGAGATTCTCGACCGTGATGATATCGGTCTGGTCTTTTTCCTTTTCGACCTTAACGATCGCACCGCTTTTAAGGATGCCGAGAGGTTCGCCCTCGCCGCTTCCGTCGAGTATTGCATCGTCGATTTTGAACCCGAACTCTTCCGCAAACGCCTGACGGATGACCGCCTCCAACGCCGCTGCATCCTGCAACAGTTCATCCGTCGCATAGCATAAGCCCGTGAGTTTCTTCAGCGAAAGTTCCAACTGACGGAACTTCGGCTTACTGCCCGTAAGTTCGTCCGCCTCGCCTTCCCAATAAGTTTGCACTCCGCCCCATCTCGAACCGTTGGCACGGCTGTCTTCGTCCACGGCGTTTATCTTCATTCCGTTGGCGTTGGTGCTGATAGGGATTTTTTTCGCACGGCTTGCAAGAATTCCCGTTTCATAGGTGCGTTTTAACAGTTCGGTTACGAAGTCCTGCTGCACGAGGAACCCGCCGTCCGAGGGAGTGCTTTCGTTGAGTCCGCTTGCCGCCCTCGTAGTCAGTCTTTCGTCCACCTTTCCGCCGGGAGCCGCCGCCCTGTATGCAGCAAGCAACTGTTCGCCAAAGGTGGCGAATCTCTTCTCTTCGCCTTTATTCGGCGTAGGCTTGACTTCGGGTTTCTCGGTTACCGACCTGTCTTCGGGTTCGATTGCAAGCATCTTTTCCGCACGGCTGATGCTCTCGTCCCACGAACGAATTCCCGACTCGTATCCGTCGATTTCCTTTTGTTCGTCTTCGGTGAGGAACCTGTCCTCTGCTTCCGCTTTATTGAGAACCGCCATTGCTTTGAGTCTGGCGTCTTCTCTTTTTGCTTTCATTTCAAGCACTTTCTTCATAGTCATATCCTTGATATCCTCCGATTAATAATTTTTGAATTTGGTCTGCAAGCCTTTGAGTTTCGCTTGCTGTTTTGCTTTCTCTGCGGTTCTTTCTTCCGCCTCCGCCTTGCTCCGCTGTTCAGCCTTATATCCGTTATATTCTTCCATCGCTCTCACACCCACGTCCGTGGCGGTATATGCGGGGAATGTTACGGGACTCACGTCGAACAGTTGAACCTTACGGATTTCTCTCGTATCCATTCCGTTTTCCGTCGACCATTTGTCTTCTTCGACTATGAAACCTATGGACATCTGCGTGATATCTCCGCGTCTAATACTTGCCTGCAAATCCCTTGCCCAACTTGTATCGGGCGGTGTTATCCGCACACGCAAGCCGACTTCGTCTTCCACGAGTTCGAGCGTTCCTGCACGGTTACGCCCAAGCACATAGTTCGGATCGTGGTTGAACAATGCACGGATATCGTCTTTACCGATGCTTTCGTTGAATGCACCTTTGCGGACGATTTCCTTAAACGGAAAGATTCCGCCGAGCGTTTCCGACCATGAGTCGAACACCGCTGCGTGTCCTTCGATTACCGAACCGCCGTCACTGTCCGCTATTCGCAGTTCCGCCATCGGGAGCATTCGCAATTCCTTTTTGCCCTTCTCCATCGCTACCTCCTTCTTTGTTTTCTTTGCTTACCGCTGTCATGTTTCCGTTCACAAGGTAAGCGTCGCCGCCTTGTTCTTTCGGTATCGGCGGTAGGTCTTCCAAGTGTCGGATGTCGTTTGCCGACAGCCAACCGTTTTGCCGACCTATTGCGTAGCCTTCCATTCTCGACTTGTAATCGCCACGCATCAACCCGTCCACGTTGAATCTGCTGAAATACAAAAGCCGTTCTTTCTCATCCAAGAGTGAACGGCTTATCGCTTGCTCCCACCTGACTAACCACGGGCGGATTGTGTGCTGTACGAATTCAATCGATTGGTGTTCTATGTTGCTGAACGTCGCTCTTTCCAAGTCGCCGACAAGGTGCGGCGGAACACGGAATATTCGGCAGATTTCGTTGACTTGATACTTTCGGGTTTCAAGGAATTGTGCGTCTTCGGGAGCAATGCCGATTGTGTGATATTTCATCCCCTCTTCAAGCACCGCCACCTTATGGCTGTTTCTCGTACCCTGATATACCTTGTTCCAACTCTCCCTTAACTTTTCGGGATCTTTCAGTATGCCGGGGTGTTCCAACACACCGCCCGGTCTTGCTCCGTTACCGAAAAACTTTGCACCGTACTCTTCCGTGGCAAGCGACAGCCCGACAGCTTCCCTTGCTTGAGATATCGGACTCAAACCCGTTACCCCGTCAAGCGACAAACCTTTTATGTGAAAGATTTGTTCGGGTTTGTACTCGTAGGTTTGATTGGTGATATCGTCCGAATAGGTGTATTTTATCCTGCCCGTTTGCGTATCTCGTTCTACCGTCATGAGCTGCGGCTTTAAGTACCACAGTTCGGTTACGTGTCCGTTTTTGCGGATTTTCCTCGCATAAGCGTTGCCCCATAAAAGGAGCGATGTCATCATCATTTCCCGAAACTCGAAACTCGTCATTTCGTCGTTGGGCATTTCGTAAAGGCAAGAAAAAAGCGGATGTTGCTCCGCCATTTCACTCTTACCGCCTTTGCCCTTTTTGAACAGATGCAACGGCAGACTTGCTACCGTTTCGGCAAGGATTTTCACACACGCATATACCGCCGAGGTCTGCAAGGAACGGAGTTCATCCACTTGCACTCCGCTGTTGCTGTTGCCGATAAAGTCCACGTCTACACCGCGTATAAAGTCTTGCATTTCCTTGCTCGGCTTATTGCGTCTTTCACGCTTTGGTGCATCCCTACTGCGTCCGAATATTCCCATTCATACCTCCGTTTTGAAATAATAAAACCGCCCTTGCGGACGGTTTGTTTGATTTGATTTTGTTACTTTTTTACTGACTTGAATGGTTTAGCATCCACTAACGCCATGCACACGTTATCTATGGCTTTCCACTCGGCGTCACATTTCAGTGTCGCATATTTGCCCGTCATCTGTGCTCGGTACATAATTGCTTGATGGGCGGCGAACTCTTCGGCGATAATATCAGGAGCGTGTTCTACATCAGAAAGTATCCTTGCTTTGAGTTGCTCGACCTTTACATCGTAGGCTTTTTTCTCTGCCTCGGTTGCGTTGCCATAAAAACCATGACTGTAGTTCTTCAGCGTTTTGAACAGCTTTTTTTCAAGTTTGAATCGTTCCGCGTCCGTTTGGGATAGCGTTCCAACTCTGCAGTAGAATGCCACACCACGATTTTTTATAAGCTCGTCTTCTCCCTTCTTTTCCATTGGTATTACTTTGACCATCTTATTTGTCCTCCCTCGGCATTTTGAATCCTATTCGGCTTAAGAGCCGAACAGGATTCTGCCTGTTTCTAATTTTTCATAATCGTGCAGAACTTCTATGATTCTCGTTATATCGTAGTATTCGTCTTCGGCGTATTCGCTTAATTCGTCCCACCATGCCGACCGTAACACTTCGCGTCTTTCCACCTTTCCTACCGAGCCGAGTTTGCTGTCGTAGGCTTCGGGTTCGTAGGTTGCCGCTTCCTTATTAAAGGCATCCTTAAGTTTCAGCCATAATTCGTGTGCCTTGCGGTAGGTGTCGGGATTTGTTACTCCCGTCTTATCCGCTACCGTTCCTATGCCGAACGTCGGGAACTTTACTGTTGTGTGGATGTTTGCGATTATCTCGTCTGCTGTGTTCCATTGATAATTGTAAGCCTTGGGTGTCAGTGTCGTTTTCGTTGTCATTTTTTGCTCCTTCGGGCGGTTGCCCTTGCTTTTGTTTTGTACTACAAACATACCGTAAACAACCGAAAGAGCCCAGCGAAATAGCGCAGAAACACACAACTTTTTTCGGGAAAATCAAACTTTTTTTGAAACAAAAAACCGCCCTTGGGGACGGTTATATCATTATTTTCTTATCCGTTTCAATTCTTTTTCCATCGACAAGTATAGCTCCATCATAAAACTCGACCATCGGCTACTCAACGTGTCCATTCCCTCGGCAATGGAATACACGCCGATGCCTTTCTCTTTGAGTTTTTGGATCATTTCTATTTTCTGTGCTGTTAAGCATCCGAACTGTCTGAACCCTTTGATTATTATGTAATCGAATTTATGAGTTTCAGCATCCTTTATCATTCGGTTGTATTCAGGTAGATTTTCGGCTCTTTCATACTTGCTGACATCGATATAGAATTTGACGATCTCGCAATTGTTTTTGCATTTTATTAATTCGTTAAAATATTGTTTTTGGCACTCAATAACGAGTGCGTCTTCTTTTCTTATTCGTATATAAACTGCTATTTTAACCATATTTGCTCTTTCCTATTATTGGCTTATGTCAAAATCTTCAAGGCTCTCGTACCGCTGTAAGACTATGAGATTTTCCTTTTTAATTTCTGCATCTGCAAACTCTTTTGTCTTATATGCACCAAAGTACGATACGCCATTTACATTTTTTCGATAGGCTATCATTACTGGATAGCCTTGCTTTGCATACTTTTTATACTGCTTTTCATCGTCCATTAATTCGATGAGTCTGCCAATCAGCATTTCCACATCGGGTTCAAGATTTTTGTATTGCTCTTCGAGCGGATATTTTTTGTAATACATTTTAACGATTTCTTCGAGCTTCGCTTCGTTCTCTTTCCGTCCGCTGATATCATAAAAATCTATGTCCGCAGGGCCGCCGTTCCCGCTGTCGTTGTACCATGCAATTTTCTTTTCGTCGAGATAAAGATTGCCTTGATTGCCTTGCCAATCTCTGCCCATAAAACTGCGTCTGCCTTTGAGCTTTAACCCAAATATACTTGCCATTTTCTTGCCTCCGTTTTTTCTTTTACAATACCGTAACTTGTCCAAAGAGCCCAGCGAAATCGTGCCGAATTCTACAACTCTTTAATCGAAAATTTCCACCCCGTCCCGAATGTGTTTGATTTCCGCTTCAGGGCAAAGTTCTTTGTATCTGCGGACGATAACGTCGCAGTATTTCGGTTCAAGTTCTATCGCCCGGCACTTGCGGTTCAATTGCTCGGACGCTATAAGCGTGGAGCCGCTACCGCCGAACGGTTCATATACCGTATCGTCTTCGTGGCTGCTGTTATAGATGAGCTTGGCACACAGCGTGATGGGTTTCATCGTCGGATGGTCTGGCGATTTGTTCGGCTTGTTATCCTCTATGACCGAGTTCGGCAAACCGAGTATTTTTTCTACCAACTCAACGAGCTCGGCTTTGTTCAGCTTTCGCAGATTCTCCGTCAGTCCCTCCATCACAGTTGCAAGCGTTCGATCGTCAATAAAATAATGCCCCGCACCCTCTTTCCATCCGTAGAGTATCGGCTCATGCTTCCACTGGTAGTCCTGTCTACCGAGCGTGAAATGGTTCTTCAACCATATAAGCGTCTGCGAATACTTGAACCCTGCATCCGTCATCGCTTTCGTAAAGTTTACGGTTTCTTTTGTGCTGTGGAACACATAAATCGGCGCACCTTTCTTCAAATTCTTTTCCGCCGCCTTATAGAATGCCAAAAGGAATTGATAGAACTCATCGTCCGAAAGGTTGTCGTTTGCAATCGTGCTGCTCGACCGAGACTGCGATTGATGTTTGCCCCTTACCGCCGAGCCGTAGTCCACATTGTAAGGCGGATCGGTTACCATCAGGTCTGCCATTTTACCGTCCAACACTCGGTTCACGTCCTCGGCTTGCGTGCTGTCCCCGCACAGCAGTCTGTGCTGTCCGAGTATCCATAAATCGCCCGTTTTCGTCTTCGGCTCGGTTACTTCATCAAGAGCGGATTCAGCGTCAAAGTCGTCTTCGTGGACATTCTCCATACTGCCGCTCCCGAACAGTTCCTGTGCTTCGGCAAGGTCAAAACCCGTTAGTGTGATGTCGTATCCGCTGCCGTCCAAGTCTTTCAAAAGACTTGCCAAGAGATCATTGTCCCACTCGCCGCTGATTTTGTTCAGAGCGATGTTCAAGGCTTTTTCCTTGCTTTCGTCAAGGTCGACCACAACGCAGTCCACTTCGGTGAACCCAAGGTCTTTCATCACTTTTAAGCGTTGATGTCCGCCCACAACCACGCCCGTGCGTTTGTTCCATATTACGGGTTCGACGTAGCCAAACTCTTCGATGCTGCGTTTGAGCTTTTCGTATTCGGCGTCGCCGGGCTTTAAGTCCTTACGGGGATTGTACTCCGCCGCCTTTAATTCTTCCACCGCTCTTTTTTCTATTTGCATTGATTTCCTCCCAAAAGAAAAAAGACCATCTCTGGTCTTTTTATGATTTTAATATTCTTCGTCTTCGTCGTAGTAATCTTCTTCGTCCTCTTCGTAGTCATCGGTATTGATGTATATGTGTTGACCGTCATCAAACTCTATCTCGATCACTCCGTCTTCCGCTGTGAATGTTGCTTTGTTTGCATTTACGAATCGTCCGAATTTTGCTATCTCTTTTTCGTCCTTGCTTTCGCACAGTTCGTATGGCAGGATTCCGATGTTTCCTGCGTCCACGCCGTAGCGGTGTCCGTATTGGTCTTCGTACTCTCCATCGCCGTATTTCGTTCCGCCGATTGCGAATTTGTGTCCATGAATTTCATGTTCGCCCTCGAAATCTTCGAAGTCGTTGCTCCAATCCGCATTGTAGTCTTCGTCTGTCATTTGGTAGCACACGTCGCCTACATAGAACCCTTTTTCACTTGTAATTTCTGCTTTTACTTTCATTGTTGATGCCATTTTTTACTCCTTTCGGGCGGTTGCCCTTGCCTTTGTTTTGTACTACAAACATACCGTAAACAACCGAAAGAGCCCAGCGAAATTGCGTAGAAACACACAACTTTTTTATGAATTTTGCCACTATTTTATAGCCTTATATAATGATTATTCCTCGATCGTTATAGACGCTGTCCGTTGTTCCCTTATTGCGGATTGCACGGTCTAAAGCCATAACGAGTGCAACCGCTCCGTCTATTCTTTCGGTGGACTTTTCCTTGTCCATCTTCACATTCCCGGCAGGATCGGTTCTAACGAACACGTTGTCCATCATCCATCGGAGTGGCACGTTCCCGCCGTGCGCTATCTTCTGCTCAAGCACGAGCTTCATCAGCTCTTTCGTCGGCGGACTCATATCCTTGAACCCCTGCCCGAACGGTACGACCGTGAACCCCATTCCTTCGAGGTTCTGTGTCATCTGCACAGCTCCCCATCGGTCAAAAGCTATTTCCTTGATGTTGTATTTCGTGCCGAGGTCTTCTATAAAGTTTTCTATGTACCCGTAATGAATTACGTTGCCCTCGGTGGTTATAACTTGCCCCTTTGCTTTCCACACATCGTATGGAACGTGATCGCGTCGAACTCGCAAATCTATTGTGTCTTCGGGTATCCAAAAGAACGGCAGAACGATGTATTTATCGCCATCGTTCAATGGCGGAAAGACAAGTACGAATGCCGTGATATCGGTGCTTGACGAAAGGTCAAGTCCGCCGTAGCATTCCCGTCCTTTCAGCTTTTCGGCATCCACTTGAAAATCGCATTTATCCCAAGCATCCATCGGCATCCAACGGACGCTTTGCTTTACCCATTGATTGAGTCGTAGTTGTCGGAACAAGTTCTCTTCCGCCGGGTTCTCTTTCGCCGACTCGTAGGCAGTACGGAGTTTATCTATCTCCACCGTGATACCGAGCGAGGGGTTGGCTTTCGCCCATACCTTTTCGCTACCCCAATCATCATCGTCATCCGCTCCGTAAATTACGGGATAGAACGATCGGTCATGCTTTCGACCTTCAAGTATGTCTTTCGACTTTTGATGGATTTCCCAACAGATTGAGTTGCGGTCAGTGCCTGCCGTAGTTATCAAAAAGAACAGCGGTTGCTTTCTCGCATCGCCCGAACCGTGCGTCATTACGTCGTATAAGGCTCGGTTCGGCTGTGCGTGGAGTTCGTCGAATACGACGCCGTGAACGTTCAGTCCGTGCTTGGTGTACGACTCCGCCGACAGCACCTGATAAAAAGAATTAAGCGGTTGATACACGAGCCGTTTCTGGCTCATTATCGGCTTGATTCTCTTCTTCAAGGCGGGGCATTGTTCTACCATGTTGCAAGCCACGTCGAAGACTATACTTGCCTGTTGGCGGTCGGCTGCACATCCGTAAACCTCCGCACCCCACTCTCCGTCGCCCGCTAAAAGGTATAATGCGATTGCGGCGGCTATTTCCGACTTGCCTTGCTTTTTCGGTATCTCGACATAGGCGGTGTTGTACTGCCTATAACCGTTGTCTTTTACCGTGCCGAAAATGTCCCTTATGATTTTGTCCTGCCACGGCAACAGTTCGAATGGTACGCCGTGCCATGTGCCTTTCGTATGTTTTAACGAGTTGATAAAAGCAACGGCACGGTCTGCAAGTTGTTTATTGTATGCCATTGCTCCCTCCGTTTACAATAAATAAAAGGAGAGCCGAAGCTCTCCCTTTGAACACGCATTTGATTTTGTTTTTATGCTCTCGCTCTCATTCGCTTTTTCGTATCGTCGAGAGCCGCTTGCAGGAATTTCGGATCAAGTCCGACATCCCTGTATCCTTCGAGAATTGTGTTGTAATAAAATCCCGACGGCATATTCGGCTTGCCTTCGTTCATTATGTACACCATTGCCTCGACCGCTCCGTTCGGCATATCCACCGTTACCGTTTCCTTTCGATAATAACTCGGATATCCTTCGTACCTGTCGAGTGCGATTTCGTCACGAGGTGTGATTTCCCACACGCCGACAGGCGTCTCCGCCCCATCGACGGGTTCTATCGTTGCCACGCCACGGAACGTCAGCTGATAGTTTTTAAGTGTGCCGATGCCCACGACCTTTGCGTCTGGACACCGTCTTGCCATTTGTGCAAGGTTGAGGTTGCTACCGTATGCTACATAAAGTTTTGTCATTTTTTATCTCCTTCTTTTGTGAGGGGGCGGTTAAGCCGCCGCCCTCGGTCTACCGTTTTTGAATGCGATGTCGCCGCTTAAGTTTTCGAGTAAAAACTTTCTTGCCGTATCGAACTCGTCGCCTATCATTCCGAGGCGGAGCAGCCATGTGCGGAAGGTGTATTTTTCGTTCGCCGTTACCGTCTTCTTTGCGCTTGCTCCGTTCTGCGTTAAGGCTTGATGGCTGATTGCGAGGCACAGTTGGATGTAGGTTTTAATCTTGCCTGCGTGCGTCGTCCCGTTAAAGCATCTAAACTCGATGCCCTTGCCTTGCCATAGGCTGTGCAGGTTGAGTGCATGGTAGCGACTGCTGTCGTAGTGTGTGTTCCTATGCGAGTTGCCGTTGTACCATAATCTTTCGACCGCCGTTTTCGTAGTCGGCTTTGTGCGGTTCATACTCTCGACGAACCTTTGCTCGGTCTTTTTGCACCATCTGCTTTCTCTGTCTACACTTACTCCGATTGCTTTGAACAGCAGGTCTTCTTTGCTCGTCATAATGTTTACGAGGTTTCTTAATGTCTTTGCCGTATGCTGTTCCGCTCCGACGTGTACATGGATTCCGCAGCTACTGTTTGCTATCGCACCTTTATGTCGCAGTTGCCTTACGATTTCCTGTATGTCTTCGATGTCTTCCCATTTGCATACTGGCGTTACTATTTCGCATTTGTATTCGCCCGTTGCCGTTCCGCCATCTCTCCGCTCGGCGCGTATGCTGCTATCGCTCATCGCTTTCCATTTGCGACCTTGTCTGTCGGTTGCCTCGTAGGTGTCGTATCCGCTACCTGCGTAGTAGGATGTCGTTCCGTAGTAGTCTGCGATTACCTTTGCCGCTGCCTTTCTGGTGATGCCTGTGAGTTCGATTTCGATGCCGAATGTTTGAGTTTTCATTTGCGTGTTCTCCTTTGCTTTGAGGGTGTTTCCCACCCCCGTTTTGCAAGACAACAATACCGTAAAAGAACACAAGAGCCCAGTGAAAAGCGGTCGAAAACCGAAAGAATTTTGAAGAATTTTTAACTTTTTTTCGGGGATTCCAAACCTATCCCTTTGAAGTTAAAATCGCCCTTTTTTATCGCCTTTGCAT